GGCGGCGTTGTGGTACTGGAAGGGCCGGTTGCGGGCCGGCATGTCGATAGAAGCCGCCACCCGCGCAATCAACGGCGGTACGAATGGCCTGGCCGACCGCCGGGCTCGGTATGAACACTGCCAGGAGATTCTGGGATGAACTTCAAAGACGTTGCTGGCGAGCTGGCGAAAGTGGCGCCAACGGTGGCGGGGGCCTTGGCCGGGCCTGGCGCGGCCACGGTGGCCACCTGGGTCGCTGATATGCTCGGGGTGGATGCCTCACCGGCCGGCATGGTCCACGCTGCCAAAGACCCGGAACTGGCGGCCAAGCTGCGCCAGATGGACCTCGACCACGAGGCGGAGCTGCGCAAGATGGACCTGGAGGCCCGCACCAAAGAGCTTTCGGAAATTAATTCCACAATGCGAGCGGAGCTGGAAAAAGGCACCGTCTGGCAGACCGGGTGGCGGCCCATGATCGGGTGGGGGTTCGGGTTCGTCCTGATGGCGATCGGTGGGGCAATGGCCTACAACATCGCTATCGACCCCAAGCTGGCGGCTGACGACAACTTCATGGCAACGGTCGTCTGGGTCGTGGTGACGATGGGTGGCGCCTTGGGTATCAACGTGCGGGAGCGAACCAAGGACAAGATGACTGCGCGAGGGTTCGAGCCGAAAGGGTTCTTGTCCCAGATCAAGACGAAAGACTAGCGGCGACCCTCCCACGAGGACTGCCCGACCGTCACATCCTCCCACGTAGCACCGGCCGAGATGTCGCAAGACCACTCGGCCGCTTTGACAGTGCCGCAGTTCCACAAGGGTGACAGCACCGCTACGGACGAGGCTTCCGACCCGCCTATCGCTGCCATATCCCGCTCCACGCTCTTGCTGCCTATGAAGCTGGAGAAACCAGCGCCGCGCAGCTCCCTGTGTGACTTGACGTTATAAACATAGGCTTCGGCACCGACCACGGCCTGGCCGAAAAGAGACAGCCCTAGCGTAACCAGCGCCGCTACCGTTCCTTCGGACACCCCTGCGCCCCTTAGCGCCATACCCCGCTCAACAGCGGCGGACAGGGTGCCGCTGTCCACGGCCGACCCCTCAAGACCCACTTGCCTGGTGATCCAGAAAGGCAGCCAGGCAGGCCCAGATGCCGATCGTCCTGCCATGATGATGTTGCCCAGCACAACGACCTGGAAAAAAGGCACATTGGCTGACACCACCTGCGAGGCCCCTCGGGCGGCCGCGTTCACATACCCATAATACTCGTAGGGCGCCCGCCCATACGCCCCGGCTCCATAGGGCCTGGGGGCGAGGGTAGGCAGCTGCTGCAGGGCTGTGATCTGGTCTACGTTGGGGCCTTGGCCGACCCCTCCCTGCGCCCCGGTGGGTATCAGCAGCGCTACCTCGTTATCCCCCGCTGCCAGGGTGGCGGTTACCCCGATGTCTTCCCACGTAGACCATAAGCCGGTAGTGGTGAACACTACCAACCCCTGGTCTTCCCCGTTTACGTTCAGCATCAGGGGGCGAGTCTGATTCACCCCCAACGCATACCGGATAGTCAGGTCACACGGCCCGGCCGAATCCTGGGGGATGGTTACCTTGAACCCCTCGCGATCGTAACTGCCCAAGTCCATGTAGGCGCCACCGACGGCCCCACCGTTGGACGACGCGACTGACGTGGATAGTTGCCCGCCCGTACCGGGGACAAGAACTCCATCCTCCGCCTGGACGGTATACGGGGTCGCCATCGATTACTCCAAGCTGAACTGGAGAGTGCCCGCCGGGATGCGGACGATGTTACCTGACACGATGGTCTGCGGGAGTGGAGTGTCCGGGTCGTTGGGGTCTGTGAACTGCACGCTGGCCCGGTAGACGCCCCCTGTCACGCTGTCCATGACCACGGCCCACCCGATCTCGCCCCAACTCGTGGTAGCAGCCGGGAACTCGATGGGGTCCGTATTGGTGGCGATAGACGGGTTGCCTTCGGACACCGTGACTTGCATCGGCTGCCGGGCGTAGCCTCCTCCTTCGACTTCAAGGCCCGTCGATCCTTCATTGGGCTCGGTGGTGACCAGCGCCAAGAAAGTGTTGTTGAGCACCGCCATCAGGGCGATAGACTCACCATCGTTAGAAAATGAACCGGCCATGACCTACCCCCAGAAATTATCGTTACGTCTGCGGTTTACAGGAGACCCGCTGATCTCGGCCACTTGGGCCTGGGCATTCAGCGTGTCGACCCCGCCCTGGTACAAACGGGCCCACATCGTGAGCCGGCTGTCGTCAAGCAAATACGGCGCCGAATGCAGCAGCGCCCCATAGAAATACACCGACGGGTCCTTACGAAGCAACCAGTTACTGGTCTCCCCCTCCTGGTCACTGATCGCCGGCAGCCTGGCGTAATATGTCATCTCCAGGGTGATCGGCGCCTCGGGCGTCGGGTTCGGGAACAGCTCAAGCCACGTCCCCTCTACCGCGTAGTACCGCGGCCGGTTGCAGCCGGTCGTGCCCTCCGGGGGCAGCGAGTATACCGGCGCATAGCCGGGGTCCGCGGCCAGGCCCCGCTCGTCGTGCCGGTGCCGCATGTCGGACAGCTCATCCAGACTGGCAACCAGCAGCCGGTGACCGTCTTCGGTCTGGATGCGGCGCCCTTCAAGCCAGTCGGTGGGCAGCGTGATCTCACGCGACTCGGCAAGGGTGCGGCACTTTTTGACCATGTCCAGCGCGCGCAGCTCCCGGTTGATCTGGCTTTCGGCCATCCCGATCCATATGGGGATGGTATCGGCCAGGTCGTTCCGCATCAGCTCCCCGGCGATGGCCTCGACCAGTGTCGAGTAGTCGGTGATCTTCATACCTTGCCCTTCCACACGCGCCAGACTTGGTTATCAGGGTCGTTCAGCCACGCCTTCATCCGGGCCGGGTCTTGCGCGATGCCGCGGCGCTCCAGATCGGCGTAGATTTCCACCGGGATCTCGGCCGCGTGCCGCATCCCCGTATCGTTCTGGTGGCTGTACGGTGTGTACTCCTCGGCCATGTGGCGGATCTGGTCCACCAAGTCGCCGATCTCCTGCTCGCCGCGTACCAGGAAGTGCCCGTCGTCCTCGACGGTAAGTTCCAGGGAGCGGTCCTTGTCTTTTCGGATAAAGCCTTTCGTGCTCATCGGGGGGTCTCCATAGAAAAAGGGGGCCTTGAGGCCCCCTTTATGGTACGTCACCTTGCCCGTCCCATCTAGCCGTTAGGCACTCGGGGCGGAAGTGGTCAGGTCAGCGATCTTGACGTGTGCTGCCTCGTTGTCCACCTGCAGGCTGTACTCGACCAGGATCAGACGGGTCTCAGCGTCACCAACCTTCGCCAGCGGCTTCTGCTGCGGACGACGGAAGTAGGCCAGGCGGATACGGCTCGGGTCCAGGATGAACGCCGTCCGTGCGCGCTGCCAGCGACTCAGCTTGACCGTGATATCACCGAAGTCCGAAGCGTAGATAGAAACCGTGTTGTTGACGGTGTCCTTGTCGACCGCTTGACGGCTGTTTTCACGGCCGGTGAACTTGGAGATACGCCGCTTGACGCCGGCCCCGACCATGCACTGTGACGGGGAGCCACCGTTATCCCACGCCCGCTGCAGACCGTCCACCAGGAGGGTTTCCGTCAGATCGCGCTGGGTGCCGTCGGTCAGCTGGCTGAACTCGTCGGTTGCGTTGGCGCCACCAGACCCGTACATCGCGTTGGTCTGGAGCCAGTGCTCCAGGCCGCGCAGACGGCGGGGCTTGGTTTCCTCGTCGGTCGGGCTATCGAAGCCAAGATAGCGCGGCTGCTTGGAGGTAAGGATCGACTCCATGTCGATCTTCAACTCGCGGGAGCGGAGCGCCATCTGGTAGGCCATCTCGGAGCGCTTCCCGGCCGGGTTGGATTTCTCCTGGGACCCGGTAACGGTGGCGTTCTTGGTCGAGATTTGGCAGGTATTGGCAACGCGAATGGTCGGGTTCGCGCGCTGACGACGCACCTCGAAACCTTCCACTTCGGCGTTGTCGTTATCCACCGGCTTGAGGTGGTCGACCTGCCAGTCGAAGTTGATGTTGGACGCATTCCGGGAACCCCCGGAAATCAGTGTCATGACAGGAGTTTCGGTCGGATCAATGTTGCTGATGAGGTCCGACAGATCCTCGCGGTTGGCCTTGGCGTCTCGGGTAGAGTAGGCCGCTGCAATTTTAGCCATGGTAGCCCCTAGAGTAGATTGTCCTCGATCCACGATGCGGCATCACGCACGCTCCCGGTTTTCTGGAAACGCTGTTGACTGCGCTTTGCCTTCGCTGTCTTACGTGCCGAGGGGGACTGAGGCTTGCCCGCTTTCAGGTTGCCGGTGGCTTTCGGCTTGGCTTTCGCCGTGGCCTTGGCCGCCTTGTCCTTCACTTCCGCGGTGCGCTGCTGACTTGCACGATACTTTGCCGCGTCACGAAGCACAAGATACATGCGATGATCCCCGATACCGCTGATCTCCTGGTCCGAAAACCCGAGGTCTTTGGCGTACTTGGATATCGCTGACAACTCCTGCGTTCGGGTCGACTCCTCGCTCCACTCCGGCAGCTTGGATTGCAGCATCTCGAATTCAGCTTGAAGCTGGCGCTGGGTATGCTTTTGCATGGCCTGCTGGTACTCGGCCTGCGTAGCTTCCCGCGCCTGGGCGATCTTGTTCAGCTGATCGTCCACTTTTCGCTGTGACTCCAGGGCTTGGGTGTAAGCGTAGTGATCCTCGTCCCGCAGCCGTTGCAGTTCAGCATCGCTGTACAGGGCGCGGCGTGCCTGGGCCGCGTCTTCGAGCTGCTGCAACGATGTCAGCCACGCCTGGCGTGTCTGCTGGACGGTATCCTCTTGCTCCTGGAGCTGTCGACGCTGCTGGGCCAGCTGCTGGGTCTTTACGGTGTAGTCCTGGGTACGGCTATAGCCGGCGCGAAGCTCATCGAGCGTCACCTCCTGCTCCTGGCCGTTGACTGTCACCTTGACCTTTGACTGCCCATCCTTGCTGGTATCGGAAGCGGGCTCGTTGTCGTCCTCGCCCTCCTCATCAGAGCTTTCGTCATCATCGGAGTCCGCCTCGGAGTCATCCTCCTCGTCGGGTTCTTCCGAATCTTCCTCCGGCTCCTCCTCGCCTTCTTCCCGCTCGTCCTCCTCGGGTTCCGGCTCGTTCGAGTCTTCCTCCGCCTCACGGCGATGGTTCTCGCTGGTGGGTTCCGGTTCCGGTTGTCCGTCATCGTCGGCCAGAACCGATGCCCACCCGTCTGCCAATGCGCCCAGAGCATCACCCGACCCATACTCGCCCGCGGGTGCATTGAGCACGTATCCGGGGTAAGCAAAAGGGGCTACCGAGTTTGTGGTCAGCATTGTTAACTCCTTGAATCAATTAGCGATCAGCGGCGGTTGGGTCGGCCAACACGCTGCTGGATGCGGGTTCCGACTTCACGCTCACCAGTGGCGGCGAGCTGCTGCAAGTCGCTGTGCAATTCGTCGATGGCCTTGATACCGGCCCGGGCCACGCGCACCTGGACATCGGCCTCCAACGGGAGGGCTTCCAGGGCTTCTACGTGGCGCTTTCGCATGAAAGCCAGCGCCCGCTCCACCCCCGGCAATGCTGTTACCAGGGAGTGGCGTTGTTCGTCCGGCATGTTCTCGGCGAACCCCTCCACGGGGTTCTCGGGATCATGTTCCACGTCGGGGATGTTTTCAGCCATTGTCATTCTCACCTTGTCGTGATTGCCGTTCAGCTTCCGCATCGGTGCGAGCATTGTCTAAACGGGTCTGCACTGATTTTAACAGACTTTCCGCTTCTGCCAACGCCTGTTTGTCGTCATGCTGTCTCATGCCCTCACTATGCTGATCCCGCTTGATGGTGGCGTCAAGCGCGATCTTGGCGCGGTCAAGCTCCAGCTCGATCTCGCGGAATCGGTTCTCCGTCTCTTTCTGGTGCTGTTCGGCCTGGAACTTCATCTGCTCAAGCTGCAGCTGCGCCTGGTCTTTCTGGGCCTGGCTCTGGGCCTTCTGCTGCTCGGTCTGGGCCCGGATGAGGTCCGGGTCAGGCTGCGGCGGCTTGGGCTGCGGCGGCGGCTGCGTGCTGGGGTCCTTCCAGTACGTGTCGACATTCTGGATCCCAGCCAAACGGGTCATCTCGGCCAGCGATTCATGGTACTGCTGGAGCCCCACAAGCTGGTTATCCGGCCCAAGCGTCTGCAGGATCTCCGCCTGCTTGGCGTTGATCTGGCCCATGGCCTGCAGCTGCTGCTGCTGCGTCCCGGCGCCGATCGCCACTTTGACGTTGACCCCGAACTCATCATTCCAGGTCCGCGGGTCGAACTCCTGCCAGGCCCCGTTGACCTCCATCCAATCGATCTGGTTGACGTGCTCCTTGACCTCCCGCAGCAGCTGACGGAAGAAGTCCTTGAGCCCCGTCTCGCACAGCGTCCGGGTGATAAGCTCGATCCGGGCCGTGGCGGTCTGGGACGCGGCATCGACAAGCAACGAGGATGTCGACTGCAGCTTATCGGCGTTCAGCCCCTGGGACGTGTCATTGATCCCGGTGCGCTTCTGCGCCATCTGGTCCATCAGCGCCAGCAGCGGCATGACCTTTTCGCCGTGGTAGGGCTCGGACTGATACTGCACCGCACCCAGCTGCTTGACCCGCACGACACGGCCTACCTCCGGGTTCTGCAGGTCCGACATGTTGGCCGCGCCCTCCAGCGCGATCGTGTCCGGGTTCACCGATCGGACGTAGTTGTCGAGCATGGAGCGCAGCAGCTTGGTCTTGATATCCTGCAGGTCCATAACCTGCTCGGTGATGCTTTCACCCTGCAGGGAGTGGGCCGTGATGTAGGGGGTCATCGACGCGATGCGGCAATGGTTGGCGTACTCGTTGACCAGGATGGTCAGGCCATTACCGGCCGCACAGATGTGGCGTAGCTCGGCAATCCCGTCGCCATCGTAGTCCATGCGGACCCA